ATGGTCGCAGATGGGAAGCTATCGAAAGACGAACTAACCAAAAAAATGGAAGCGTTCACGTTAAATGAAGTACAACAAGCAGCAATATTAGTGTTATGAGAAAGATGAATAAAGGAGTTCATACAAAATGGATCAATGCATTATCAGCAATAAAACAAGAATTAGAAACTCAAGAAATTAAAACTGTAAACCATTTATTTTCAAAATTTAATATAAATATGTATTGGTCTACATGGTTGATACAAAATAATGTAATTATCCGTTTAAATGGTGTATATCATTGGAACGAAAAAATACCTGTAAGCGCAAAACTTATTAATAAATTTCGTATAGACTATAACCAATTACAAAAAAAACAAAAAAAACCAATCCAAACAAATGAAAATGATAACGGTAAGTTTTTATCAATTTCTGAGGCTATAAATGAATACGGCAAAAGTGAATCAACTATACGTTCGATAGTTAAAAAAATAGGCGATAACACGGAATTAATAAAAAAAGAAAAGCTTAACAATGGATTGTATAAAATATATATATCTAAAGACTATTTAGATAAACGATTAAAATCAAAAAATACAGTTGAATTTGTTGATATTATAGAGAAAAATGAAGTTGGTATTATTCGTAAATTTTTAAAATGGTTATGGTAATGAAGATCAGATGTTCAGCAATCGGAAAGATAATGACTAGCCCCCGTTCAAAGGGGGAAGTCTTATCGCAGACAACCAAGTCTTATATCAAGGAATTGGTTTTAGAGCATAAGTATGGTATACGCAAAGAGATTAATTCAAGGTACTTAGACAAGGGTAATATGGTCGAAAATGAGTCTATTGAACTAACAGAAAGAGTTTTAGATTTAGACTTAATCGTTAAGAACGAGTCTTATTTTGAGAATGAGTTTATATGTGGAACTCCTGACATTATAATGGGTGACACTATAATCGATGTGAAAAGTAGCTGGTCAGCGCATACGTTTCCGTTTTTTGATGAGGAACTACCGAACAAGGATTATTTTTATCAGCTACAAGGATATATGGCATTAACAGGCGCAACAAAAGGAATAGTAGCGTATTGTTTGATTAATACTCCAGAAGAAATAGTGCTTGACGAAATTAGACGTACATCATGGAGCAGACATGAGCTTGACGTAACAGAAGAAACAGAAGCCGAAGTACGACAGCAACACGAATTTGACCATATACCCGAAGTGAATAGAGTTAAGGCTTACCACATCGAAAGAGATGAAGAGGTCATCCAAGCAATTTATGACAGAGTAAAAGAATGTAAAACCTATTACAACGAGTTATGGGAAAAAATTTAGAGCAGAAAGAACAGGAGTTAGTCGCAGCAATTGGTATACTACCTGTATTGGCTGATTTCTTAGAAGACTTAAATTTCAGTCAAACCATGAAAATGAAAGTAAACCACACGATTAATTCGATTAGGTCACTTGATAACTACATAATGAGGTATGCACCAATCGAAGTGGTTGAAGAACAGCACAACGTAGCATTATGGTTTAGGAATGAACTTAAAAAATTGAGAGATGAAAGACAAGATAGTACAGAAAGTGGTAAGTGACTTTGAACGTAGGTCGGAGGTTGGAATCAAAAAATATGGTGTAACTTTAGACAGGAGCGACCTAACTACATTAGAGTGGATTAATCACTTTAGAGAGGAGTTGATGGATGCTATCCTATACATGACGAAGTTAGAACAACAACTAAAAGATGGACACAACAACACTATTAGCCTTGATAGCAAGTAATGCCTTATGGTTTTACGTGGGATATCAAATGAATAAAAAGTAAACAATTAAAATCAAATAAAAATGGAAAAGAGAGACGGAATCGTGATTTTTAAAAACGATAAAAAACAGAAAGAAACACATCCAGACTACACAGGAAAAGTGACTCTAAACGGAAAAGAACTAAGTGTATCACTTTGGATCAAAGAAAGTGCTAAAGGAAAGTACATGTCAGGCACGGTGCAAGAGTTTCAAAAGAAAGTAGAAAGTATAGAATCCGATTTACCTTTCTAATCATGAGTTACTACAACACAACAGATATAAACGGAAGTGATTTGATGGATGCTGTAGTTAAATGCAATGCACAAGGGGAGGTTGTATACCTCCTCTTTAGAAACTACAAACGAATGTCACCTTCCGATGTGTGGGAAAAGTACGTATACTTAACGCATAAAACAGATACACCTTTAACAAGCATTAGACGAGCGATCACATGCTTAACTAATGAGAACAGGCTAACACAAACAAAACACTCTAAAATTGGACGATATGGACGCAAAGAATACATTTGGGAACTTTTATAAAGTGGTTTATAAAGACAATCACGGAGAGGCTTATTGGATCGGATCGGCTTTTGACAAATACGATGCCATTCGTAAGAGTAAAGCACATCCAACTCAAGTGATCACAGCTGAGTTATTTTATGACTATGAAAAGAAGAACCCCATTGATAAGGTAAACGTAAGGAAAGAACCTACTGAATCTAATGGATGGCTATTTGATGAGGATTTGGATATGTACCGAAGTATGCAGGAAGCAAAAAAAAATAACAAGAAAATGCACGATTTATAATTTTTATTATATTTGCATATAGTTCGCTCTCACACTATAGGACTTAAAGAAACTGAAACCCTTTAAATGAGTAACGAGGTGAGAGCCGTGAAAGTTTAAGGGGTTTTTTTTATTTACTTAAATAACGGAATGTTATGGAATTTTTAGAAAAGGATTTGGAAGAAATCATTTACTTATCTGATAAAGATAAGTTAGGGGACAGAGGTCTTTGTTTAAATGGAAAATTGAAAAGACAGTTCAAAATTGGTAATTACGGAATTGCTGATTTAGTTGAATTTGAAAGACCTTATTATCATAAATATTATAATAAATGCATGAAAGGAGTTATAAATGTATTAGAATTGAAAAAAGATAAAATTGGTGTTAGTACATTTTTTCAAGCATTAAATTATGTAAAAGGAATTAAAACATATTTAGAAGAAAGAGATATGGATCACTTGTTTAATTTTACAATTACTTTGATTGGCAGAACTATTGACACCAATAGTTCTTTTTGTTATTTAGGTGATTTATTTAGCCTGGATGTAAGAGAATCAGAAATATATGATTGTACTAAAATAAACATACAATTATTTGAATATAAATATGGAATAGATGGGTTAGAATTTGAAGAAAAATATTCTTATAATTTAATTGATAAAGGATTCTAATCATGGCTATATTCAGAAAAATACACACATCATTTTGGTCTGATACATTTATTCAAGATTTAGATAATGACCATAAACTATTTTACTTATACCTATTGACAAACGAAAGGACTAAACAATGTGGTATATATGAAATATCAAAAAAACAAATATCTTTTGATTTAGGATATAGTATAGATAGAGTATCTAAACTGCTTAAATACTTTATAGATACCAATAGAATCATGTATTCTGAGCCAACAAAAGAACTTGCTTTAAGGAATTGGACTAAATTTAATGGGTCAACATCTCCTAAAGTTGTAAGTTGCATAAAATCAGAACTTTTAAACGTAAAAGATACAGTATTGATAGAGTATGTAAATGGTATGTATACTGCTTCGCAAGAAGAACAAGAAGAAGAAGAAGAAGAAGAAGAAGAAGAAGTAAAAGATATATATTCTTTTGATGAGTTTTGGTCTACTTATGGTAAGTCAGTTGATAAAACTAAATGCAAAGCTAAATTTGAAAAGTTATCTAACGAAGTAAAACTAAAAATAAAAGAGGTACTACCTTTGTACGTTAAATCAACTCCAGATAAACAATTCCGTAAAAACCCTCAAACATGGTTGAATGGTGAATGTTGGAATGACGAAGTGAAAACCATAATGAAAGAAGAAACGGTTGAAGAAATGAATGATCGTATGCTATACGAGAACGTAATGAAAAAATTAAACATGTACCATGCTAAAGACTAAAGGAAGTGATATAGACTATCTATTAAACTACCACAGCGGTAGGATTAAAATGGGTGATGGAATAGGTTGTGGATTAGATGACTATTTTAGACAGAAACGTGGTGAGTTAAATTTGATACTTGGTCATGATAATGTTGGAAAGACGTATTTTATAAATTGGTTCTTTCTTTGTCATGCTATCATAAACAACCATAAGGTCATCATGTGGTCAGGAGAAAATAAAACAGGAACGATATTACGTGATATGGTTCAAATGTATTCGGGCAGACATTTTAAAAGTCTTTCTGTAAACGAAATCACGAACTATTCGATGTATCTTGAGCAGTATTTTGATTTTGTAGACAACTCAAAGCTGTACAAGCCAAACGAACTACTCAAATTATTTGAAGAATCGGACGCACAGATATGCCTTATAGACCCGTTTACAGGGTTAGATAGGGAAATGGGTTACGAGAGTAATTATCGTTTCTTAAATCAAGCGAGACAATTCGTAAATCAAACTCAAAAGACTTTGTACATAAACACCCATCCAACATCGGAGAGTGGTCGTAATGGAAATTTATACACTGATGGAGATTGGAAAGGACATTTAAAGCCACCATTGAAAGACCATGTAGAGGGTGGTAAGGCTTTTTTGAATAGGATCGACAATATGTTAGTTGTGCATAGGCTAATAAAACACGAATCAATGAAGTTTATGACAATGGTAAATGTAGAAAAGGTAAAAGATACGGACACAGGAGGAAAGATTACAGGATTGAATGACCCTGTGATGTGCGAGTACAATTCTGGTTTAGGATTTAAAGTAGGTTTTGTTGACCCATTAGCACCACATAGACCAAAAGTAAAACCAAATAATCTATTTTAAACATGAAAGTAACAGATAAAATAACAATAACTAACGAGTGCAATATGGAGTTAATGGCTCGTTATCCTGACAACTATTTTGATTTGGCTATTGTTGACCCTCCGTATGGTATTGGAGGAGGTGTAGATAATCGAAAAGCAATAGAAACAAAAAGCGGTAATAATTTAAAAAGATTAGCAAGAAAAGGTGGTATGGAATGGGATAGAACGATACCAAAAAAAACTTATTTTGATGAATTAAAAAGAGTTAGTAAAAATCAAATAATATGGGGTGGAAATTATATGATAGAAAATTTAGATAATTCAAGATGTTTTGTGGTATGGGACAAAATGACTTATATTCCGTCTATGAGCCAAATTGAATTAGCTTGGACATCATTTACAACACATTCACAACTTGTTAAAATAAATAGTAATCAAACAGGCAGGATTCATATATCACAAAAACCAGTAGCACTTTACAAATGGCTATTAGACAAATACGCAAAGCAAGGAGATAAAATACTTGATACGCATTTAGGAAGTGGAAGTATTGCCATCGCTTGCCACGATTACGGCTTTGAATTGACTGCTTGTGAGTTGGATAAAGAATACTATGAAAAGGCGATTGAAAGAATAGGAAATCACGTTAAACAGCTAACTTTATTTTAACCATGGATAGAGAATTATACATACTAAAAAACATGGCTACTTTGAACCTTACGTATTGGAAAGTGAAAACAAGCAGAGAAGACATAGAGATGAAGCACCCAACACGAACTGATTTGATTAGTTCAATGAAGGCAACAGAGAAAGACTTGCTCGAAATCTCGGAGTGCATGAAATATTTTGACCGAGAAATTGAGATTGTTAAGAAACAAAATTTTAATTTAACCAAACTTTATCATGAGTTACTATCGGAGGTAACCGAGTTGAGACGAATAAAAAACGAACAAATAAATAATTTTTAAGATGCAAGTAAACGATTATAACAAAGACTATATAGATGTGACGTATCAAGGTAACGAATATCTATTAACACAGGTTGACATGACAACATACATAAACTCGGATTTTTACGGAGTGGTAGAAATTCATTCATTAGTAGCACACATTTGTCCAGAGTACGGTGATGACATCCGTGTAATGGTAGATGACAAATTTATTGAGCAACTCGAAATGCAGTTAGTAGAATGGATTGATTGGGAGGAAGTTTCTAACCAACAATATTGGAATAGGATAGAGGCACTTTTTCCTGATGATGACATAATGGATGAAGACTATGAATAGAGAAAGGAAGTGCAAGGTATGCAAAGCTGAGTTTAGGCAAGTCTATTCAACTACTCAGTCAACTTGTAGTGTCACATGTGCTGTTCAATTAGCCAATCAAAAAAAACAGAAGGATTGGGAGAAGAGGAAGAGAAGCGTAAAAGAGGAGTTAAGAACCATTCAAGACTATATCAAAATAGCACAGCAAGTGGTCAACAAATATATTCGACTTAGGGACAAGGATAATTCGTGTTTTACTTGTGATGCTAAACTTGGTGCAAAGTATGATGCTGGGCATTTCTTTAGCGCTGGTGGTCATTGGGCTGTTAGGTTTGACGAAAGGAACATACATGCTCAATGTGTTAACTGCAACCAACATAAACACGGAAACCTCATTGAATATCAAAAGAGGTTGGTTTCTAAATTAGGTTATGATGAGTATGCATTGCTTGATGCTGAGTCTAAAAAAACACGAAACTACACTAAGGAAGAATTAAAAGAAATAATAGACATCTATAAGAATAAAATAAAAGCCTTAAATTAGTAGGCGTGAACAAGAATAGAATGCTTACTGAAGTAGCCAAGCACCATAAAGAGTGGTGTAGAATCGTAAAGGGCTTTGGCGAATCAAATTATACAGAAGATGTAGTTCAAGAAATGTACATCCGAGTATACAAATACGGACAGGAGGACAAAGTAATAACGCCAAACGGAGTGAACAAATCATTCGTTTGGTTTATGCTTAGAAACATTTACTTAGACGTATGTAAGCGTAGAAATAAAGTTGATGAGGTTAAACTGACTGAGGATTTTAAACTGCTCAGTCCGGACAATGACCAAGAAAAACACGAAGCATACAAGCGACTACTTCAAAAGATGAACCAAGAGATGGATAACTGGGAGTGGTACGATAAAATGTTATTTGAACTATACAGAGATTCCGGAATGAGTTTAAGACAAATGAGCAAAGCCACAACTATAAGCACACGATCAATCTTTCACACCATAAAGCAATGCAAGATCCGTTTAGCTGAAAACGTAGGTGAGGACTATGCAGATTATATAAATCAAGATTTCGAGTTAATATGACACAAAAGAGAAAAAGACGAACCAAAGCTGAAATACTCGCAGCTAAAAGCGAAGGATTAGGAGATAGTCTTGAAAAGGTATTTGAAGCCACAGGAATAGCATCAGTAGTAAAGTTTATGTTTGGAGACGATTGTAATTGTGACAAGCGAAAAGAGTTATTAAACGAGATATTTCCTTACAGAAAGCCGAACTGCCTCACAGAAACGGAATACAAATACTTAGATAACTTCTTCAACAAAGGTAGTCAGGCTGTAACAAGAGAAGAGCAAAGTAAGTTATTAGATATATACAATAGAGTCTTAAACACGAACAAACAGCCAAGTAGTTGCGGAAGCTGTGTAAGAGACATGGTAAACCAATTAAAACGAATTTATAACAGCTATGCCAATACCTAAACCACAAAAAGGCGAACACCAATCCGACTTTATGCAAAAGTGCATGAGTGACGATAAAATGATTGAAGAGTACAAAGTAGAACAAAGAGCAGCCATATGTAGGTCAGTATGGGAAGAACACCTTGCAGCATCTAAGATAAGTTTTGACTTCGATGGAGTATTAAGTACAAAGAAAGGATTTGATTTAGCACAGAGTTTAATTGAGCAAGGGGCAGACGTATATATCATTTCTGCGAGAGGTTCAAAAGATGGACTCATGCCAAGAGCAAACAGATTAAACATACCAGACTCAAGAGTATACGCAACAGGAAGTAACAAGGCAAAAATAGAAAAGGTAAAAGAGTTAAACATAGATACACACTACGACAATAATCCTGATGTGATACGAGAACTCGGACAACAAGGTAAATTATTCTAATCATGGGAAGACCAAACAAAATACATAGTCCCGAAATGATGTGGGAACTATTTGAAGAGTACAAGAGATACACAAAGAACAACCCTATACTTAAACATACTTTTGTAGGTAAGGAAGGTAGAAGCGAATACAGCGAATTAGAGCGACCTTTGACTATGGAAGGCTTTGATTGTTACTGTATGGATAAGGGTGTAATACATGGATTAGAAAACTATTTTGCTAATACGAATAGAAGATACAGCAAATTTTCAAGCATCTGTTCACGTATACGTAGAGAAATACGCCAAGATCAAATCTCTGGAGGTATGGCAGGGATCTACAACCCAAGCATAACACAACGACTTAACAACTTAGTTGACAAGGTAGAACAGACAGTTATCGAACAGCCATTGTTTAACGAAGGACAGGAAGACGAACAAGACTAATGTTCAAGTATACAACTGCCATAAAAAAGATACGAGCCTTAACCAAACGAAAAAAGGTTATACAGGGCGGAACTTCGGCAGGGAAGACATTTGGTATACTTCCAATCTTAATAGACAAGGCTGCACGAACACCAATGCTTGAGATAAGTGTAGTCTCGGAGTCTATTCCACATCTTAGAAGGGGTGCAATGAAAGACTTTCTCAAGATAATGAAGCTAACGCATAGGTACGTTGATGCTCATTGGAATAGATCACTACTAACCTACACATTTGCAAATGGATCTTATATAGAGTTCTTTAGCGCTGACATGGATGATAAGTTGCGTGGTGCAAGGAGAAATATCCTATACGTAAACGAAGCAAATAACGTAACATTTGAAGCCTATCTACAATTGTCTATTCGTACCAACAAAGAAATATATATTGACTTCAACCCTACTCAGGAGTTTTGGGCGCATACGGAAGTAGTGCCTCAAGAAGATGCCGACTTTCTAATCTTAAACTACCAAGATAACGAAGCACTTGACGAGAATATAGTCAAAGAGATTGAAAGCGCAAAGGAGAAAGCAAAGACATCATCCTATTGGGAGAATTGGTGGAAGGTGTATGGTCTTGGTCAAATAGGTTCGTTACAAGGTGCTGTGTTTAACAATTGGAAACAGATAGACAAGATACCAGAGGAAGCAAAATTAATCGGTATAGGGTTAGATTTTGGATATACCAATGACCCCACAGCTATTGTTGAGGTTTACAATTGGAATGGTCAACGAATCATTAATGAATTGTGTTATCGGTCAGGCATGTTAAACACGGATATAGCTAAAATACTTCCTTCAAACGTTCCTATTTATGCTGATAGTTCAGAACCTAAATCCATTGAAGAGATTAGAAGATTCGGTAAAACTATTCGAGGTGTAACAAAAGGTAAGGATTCAATTAACTATGGTATACAAGTAATGCAATCACAAGAGTATTTGGTGACTTCTAACAGCACCAATTTAATAAAAGAACTAAGGGGTTACATTTGGGATACGGATAA